ATTCTGCGGTCGGGCAGCTGCCGGAGGAGATCCGAGACGAGATCAATCGCCGGCTGGTGGAAAACAGCTTCAGCGGGTATGCGCAGCTGGCTGGCTGGCTGCGCGAGCTGGGCTATCAGATCAGCAAGAGCGCGCTGCATCGGCACGGCTCGCAGCTGGAGGCGGATTTCGACGAGGCGATGGCGGACGTTCGGCGGACGCGGGCCCTGGCGAAGGCGTGCAAGGATGAGGGCGATGAGGGCGATGTGCTGACGGCGACGAGCGGGATTCTGCAGGAGCAGCTGCTGCGCATTTCGATCGCGCTGCGGCAGGCGGATTCTGACCCGGCGGAGGCGGCGAAGTCGATCTCGGTGGTGGCGCGGGCGCATGCGGATGTCGGGCGGATGCAGGTGGCGCTGGCGAAGTGGCAGGAGACGATGCGGGAGAAGGCGAGCCTGGCGGCGGATGCGGTCGAGAAGGTGGCACGGCGCGGCGGCCTGACGGCGGAATCGGTGGACTTGATCCGGCGCGAGATCCTGGGGATTACGGGCTGATGGCGATTGCCCGCATGGACAATCTGTGGACGCCGGAGAACGCGCGGCCGCCGGCGGTTCTGCTGCCGTACCAGCGGGCGTGGGTGGCGGACCCGGCGGAGGTGGCGCTGTGGGAGAAGAGCCGGCGGATCGGGGCGAGCTGGTGCGATGCGTCGCAGGCGGTGCTGTCTGCGGCGCCGGCCGAGGGGGCGATGGATGCGCTGTACATCGGCTACAGCGAGGACATGACCCGCGGCTATATCGACGACTGCGCGATGTGGGCAAAGGCCTTTGCCTACGCGGTGAGCTGGGTCGGCGAGGTGATCTATACGGACGAGGGGAACGACATCAAGGCGTTCCGGATCGATTTCGCGTCCGGCAAGAAGGTTCTTGCGCTATCCAGCCGGCCGCGGTCGATCCGCGGCAAGCAGGGCCGGGTGACGATCGATGAGGCGGCGTTCCACGACGATCTGCCGGGGCTGATGAAGGCGGCGCTGGCGATGTTGATCTGGGGCGGGAAGGTGCGCCTGCTCAGCTCTCACAACGGCACGACCAATCCGTTCAATGAGCTTGTGGAGCAGGTGCGCGCGGGGCGTCTGGGGTATTCGCTGCACCGCACGACGTTCCGTGAGGCGGTGGCGCAGGGGCTGTATGAGCGGGTGGCTTTGATCCAGGGCGATCGGCTGGTCGATAAGACGGAAGCGGCGTGGGTCGGCAAGATTTATGCGATGTATGGGGACTCGGCGAGCGAGGAGCTGGACGTGATCCCGAGCGAGGGCGGCGGGGTTTATCTGGCGATGGCGCTGATCGAGTCGCGGATGAAGGCGGAAACGCCGGTGGTGCGCAAGCGCTGGGATGCGGCCTTTCAGCTGCTGCCGGAGCCGGTGCGGCGGCTGGAGGTGGACGCCTGGTGCCGGGAGGATCTGCAGCCGATTCTGGAAGGGCTGGACAAGGAACGGGCGCACGGGTTTGGCCTGGACTTTGCTCGCATCGGCGACTTGACGGTGATGCCGATCCTGGAGGAAGGGCAGGACCTGGTGCAGCGCTGCCGGCTTTCCATCGAGCTGGGGAGCTGTCCGTTCAAGCAGCAGGAGCAGGTGCTGAAGTTCGTCGGGGATCGCCTGCCGCGCTTTCGCTTCGGGGCGCTGGATGCGGGCGGCAACGGGGCGGCGCTGGCGGAGTTTGCGGCTGACGAGTACGGCACGGAGCGGATCGCGCAGGTGAAGCTTTCTGAGGCGTTCTATATGAACGAGATGCCGCGCTTCAAGGCGGCGTTCGAGGATGGCACGATTGATGATCTGCCGCGCGACGAGCAGTGCCGCGACGATCTGCGGGCGATCCGGCGCATCAACGGGGTGCCGAAGCTGCCGA